ATAAAAAACATAGAACTAACAATGTCTGATGAGTTTCAAAAAGGATTTAAAGGTACTGTTGGAGCGAAAGAACAGTTAAAATTATTTAAATCAAAAGATGCAAAAGCAATTAATCAAGTTCTACTTAACTTTTGCCCAAGAGTTGGAAAATCAACAGGAACTTCAGTAACTAAATGTACTCCTCAAGAAGCTGCAGACAACATGAAAAAAAAATTAGTAGACTTAAAACAAGGTAAACTTCCTATTGATGAAGCTAATAAAGTTTCTGTCAATCTTAACAAAGTTGCTAAAGTAGGAGCTAGAGTAGGCACGAAAGGTGCACTTGCAACTTTAGGTCCATTAGGAATTGGCGGAGATTTTTTTGTAGAAGGGATGATTGTCGCCAATGATTATTTAGGGGGAATGCCTGGTAAAGAAGCATGGTATAGAAACTGGCTGAGTGTTCCTTTTGGTGGAGGAGCAGATAAGGCAGATGCTATGGAAATGGAAAGAATTGCAGGAACAGAACCTGCTGCAAATAGATATAAAAAAGCGGTTGAAGATCGTAAGGAATTTATAGAACTTTATGAAAAAGGGGATGAAGTTAGAGCAAAACAGTTAGATCCATTTGATTTAACAAGTCCAGGAGAGTATAATCTTGAAGATATAGAAAAAGCAGATCAAGCTTATTTAGATAAGTATGAACAATTAAAAAAAGAAGCAGAAGAAGGAAACAATATAAATACAATACTTAAACAAGGTTCTCCTGAACAAGAAGCTTTTGAAAGAAGAGCAGAAGTTGAAAATGTTAAAAGGTTTCAAATAGGTCTTGATCAGGATCCTTTTGCTAGAGGAGCCATAGAGAGAAAATCAAATATTTCACCAGCTTTGACAAAAAAACAAAAAACATTTGATAGAGATTATGCAAATGATCTTACGTCTTTTTATGGAGGTGTAAGTAGATATGCAGGCGGCGGCATAGCTAAACTAGCAGGCAAAAGATTTGGCAGACCGCCAGAATCAGGTCCAGAAGAAGGCTTGGCTTCATTAATGAAATATGATAACAAATACTAGGAGTATAAATGGCAGAGATAGATAAAGGACTCCCGAACACAAGAACACAAGTAAATCTTCCGGGCGCGGAAGAAACTGAAGTTCAAATTTCGGAAGAACAATTAAAAAAAGAACCCGTAGAAGTAATTCCAGATGAAGATGGCGGAGCTACGATTGATTTTGATCCATCAGCCGTAAATCAACCTTCATCAGAATCTCACTTTGATAACTTAGCAGACATATTACCTGATGAAGTTTTAGACCCTATTGGTGGCACACTTAAAACAAATTACATGGACTATAAAATGTCCAGAAAAGAATGGGAAAAAACTTACACAGACGGATTAGAGTTATTAGGATTTAAATACGAAAATAGAAACGAACCTTTTCAAGGTTCGTCAGGTGCAACACACCCTGTGTTAGCAGAAGCTGTTACACAATTTCAAGCAACAGCATTTAAAGAATTATTACCTAGTGATGGTCCAGTTAGAACACAAATTTTAGGTGTTCAATCTCCAGACAAAGAAGCTCAAGCACAAAGAGTAAAAGATTTTATGAATTATCAAATTATGGATCAAATGGAAGAGTATGAACCAGAGTTTGATTCTATGTTATTTCATTTACCTCTATCAGGATCTACATTTAAAAAAGTTTACTATGATGATTTATTAGGTAGAGCTGTTTCTAAATTTGTACCTGCAGATGATCTAATTGTGCCTTACACAGCAAACAGTTTACAAGATGCTGATGCTATCATACATGTTTTAAAAATTTCTGAAAACGATTTACGTAAACAACAAGTTGGTGGTTTTTATTCTGATGTTGACATTGGTCAACCAGGAGAAAATATTAAAGATGAAATTACAAGTAAAGAAAAAGAATTAGAAGGTGTTTCTAAATCAGGTAAACAACAACCTGTTTATACATTGTTAGAATGTCATGTTGATTTAGATTTAGAAGGCTTTGAAGATATTGGTCCAGACGGCGAGCCGACTGGTATCAAATTACCTTACATCGTTACAATCGATGAAGGTAGTACAAAAGTTCTTTCGATAAGAAGGAACTATGCGCCCAATGATCCAAAAAAACAAAGAGTTCATTATTTTGTCCACTTTAAATTTCTGCCAGGACTAGGATTCTATGGATTTGGATTAATACATATGATTGGCGGATTGAGTAGGACAGCAACTTCTGCTCTCCGTCAATTATTAGATGCAGGTACGCTATCTAATTTACCTGCCGGTTTTAAACAAAGAGGTGTAAGAGTTAGAGATGAAGCATCACCAATACAGCCAGGTGAGTTTAAAGATGTAGATGCGCCAGGCGGATCATTACGAGATGCATTCTATCCATTACCTTACAAAGAACCATCACAGACATTATTAGCGTTAATGGGTATTGTAGTACAAGCTGGACAAAGATTTGCAGCAATATCAGAACTACAAACAGGCGAAGGCAATCAACAAGCGGCAGTTGGTACAACTATGGCTCTTCTTGAAAGAGGATCTAAAGTTATGTCAGCGATACACAAAAGATTATACTCTGCAATGAAAAGCGAATTTAAATTATTAGGTAAAATTATTGCAACATATCTTCCACCAGAATACCCTTACGATGTTGTTGGCGGAGCAAGAACAATTAAACAAACTGATTTTGATGACAGAATAGATATTATGCCTATAGCAGATCCAAACATATTTTCTATGTCTCAAAGAATTACTTTAGCACAAACAGAATTACAATTAGCTACATCTAATCCACAGATACATAACATGTATGCTATTTACAGAAAAATGTATGAAGCACTTGGTGTAAAAGATATTGACAAAGTTTTACCACCACCAGCACCAAAAGCACCAAAAGATCCAAGCTTAGAACACATTGATGCATTAGGTGGAAAACCTTTCCAAGCTTTTCCAAACCAAGATCATAGAGCACACATAACTTCACACTTAAATTTTATGTCCACAAACATGGTTAGAAATAATCCTATGGTTATGGCATCAATACAAAAAAATATTTTAGAACATATTAGTTTAATGGCTCAAGAACAAATTCAATTAGAGTTTAGAGAACAAATTGTAGCTGCACAAGGCTTACAACAACAAGCACCTACAAATCCACAAGCTGCACAACAACTAGAACAGTTAAATATACAAATGGAAGCACGAAAAGCAGTATTGATTGCAGAGATGACAGAAGAATTTATGAAGGAAGAGAAAAAAATTACATCACAATTTGACTCTGACCCACTTCTAAAACTAAAAGCAAGAGAAGTTGACCTTCGAGCAATGGAAAATGAACGTAAAAAAGAAGCAGATCAAACAAAAGAAGAGATAGACAGAGCAAAACTAGTACAAGCTAAAGATTTGACCGAAGATAAGCTAGAACAAAACGAAGATTTAGCAAATTTACGTGCAGATACATCAATTGAGAAACAATTATTAGCAAATAGCTTTAAAAATACTAAAAAATAGGTTAACAATACAAATAGGAGATAAAATATGATAAACTATAAAAAATCTAAACCAGTTAAGATAGAAGAAGGTAAAGTTATTACTGATCCAAGATCTGAAACTAGTATTAGAGGCAAAAGTGCTTTATCAACAGGTAATAAAAACCCTGTTAAAGGATCTGGCGCTGCTAGAAAACAAAAAGACGTAACCTGGTACTAATATGGCTTGGTTTAGTCTAGCAAAAATTGCTTTACAAGCGGGAAGTAAAATTTATTCTAACCGTCAGAAGACTAAAATGGCTATGTCTGATGCACAATTAATGCATGCAGAGAAAATGGCTAGAGGCGAAGAGTCCTATCAAGGCAAATTATTAGAAGCTAGACAAAACGATTATAAGGATGAATTTGTCCTTGTAATAATTTCGGCGCCTATCGTGGTGCTCATGTGGGCAGTCATGTCGGACGATCCCGCAGCTATGGAGAAAGTGAAGCTGTTCTTTGAGTACTTTCATGAGCTTCCGAAATGGTTCACCAATTTATGGGTGCTTGTAGTTGCGTCAATTTTTGGTATAAAGGGTACACAAATATTTAGAAACGGAGGAAAAAAATAATGGGAATATTAAGCTACGGCTACAAAGCAATTAAAAGTGTTAAACCTAAGCCTATATCTAAGGCGACTAAAAAATTTAAACGAAGCATTGAGCAAACAAAAAAAGCAGTTAAAAAAGGAACTGATGATTTTCAGAAAAAAAATCCTAAATCTTTAGTAACAGACAAAGATATTAAAAAAGTTCAAAAAGACACAGCAGAAAAGTACAATAAAAAAAGTAGAAAAGAATATCTACGAGAGAGAAAAGTTTTTGGTGGTAGAATAAAAAAGAAAAAGCCAGAAAACACTCCACAAAAACAAAGAAGACAAGAAGGTCAAAAAAGAAAACCTAAAATTGATCTTATTATAGCAATTGATGATGGCAAGCCTAAAACAAGAGAGAGAAAAATGGGCGGCGGTATGATGGGTCGACCTATGTATAAAAAAGGTAGCAAAAAAGCAGTAGGTAAATCTAATTTTGGAATGTTATCTGTAAAAGCTGGAATAGATAATAATCCTAAACCAACACACGCAGATAGAATAGCCGGCGCTAAAATGAAACAGAAATCATAATGCAAAAAATAAAAGATTATATAAAACATATAATAGAAAAATTACTTGGTAAAAGATGCCAATGTGATGATAAAG